GATATGTATATAGATTCAAGCAGTTATAACCTATTTTTAAAATCTACAGGGAGTGTTAATTTAAATAGTAGTGGCGGACCTCTTAGTTTGAAGAGTTCTACAAAAATTTATATTAGCCCAAACGGCATAAATGATAATATAGGATTTTTTACATCTGGTGTTGTTATACATATTGATAGATCAACAACTGGGTTTAGATTACAAACCAATGATGGAGGTCATAATTTAATATTAGATTCATTTGATTCAGGGGAAAATATTTTTTTAATACCATTTAACGATGTTAATCGTGATTATCTTAATATTGGTAAGATAGATTCAGGTGGTACACCAGATGGTAATACCGGCGGTTTATTATTGAGTTCAATATCAAATATGAATATAAAAGCAAATAGTGGTGTAATTAATTTAATTTCACCTAGTGGTGTTTATATTAGTAATAAAATGTTTACTTATCCTGGTTTCGGAGATAGTATAACTTATCCCAGTTTATATAATAATGCAAAAATGAATGTACAAAATACTCAAACTGTATATTTTAATAATACAGGTGCATATATGTGTTACATTACGGAAGTTGAAGGTGCTCAGACTCCGAGATCTAATATATGTTTGGTTGCTGTATACAGCAACTCTACAACTTGTATTAATACTGTAACTGATTATAATTACCCATCTTTTATAGGGGGAAGTGGGATGCAAATAGTATTTCGTGCTAGTAATCAAAACAATTATAATTTATTTGTATCAACTCTTGGACCATTTTAACGATATATGAGTTAATAATTCACTCAGCACCATTTACATTTCTACAAAGAACAGTAAATACCATAAGTACAATTGAAGACACAATTCTTTTTATTTTTAAATATTTTTTTTTGTCATACATTTTATTTAATAATTCATTTTCTCTACTCTTGCTCAATTCATAATTTGTTTTCAAGGAATAAATCAACAAGAGAATATATATATCTTTACTTACATCTTCATTTGAATCTGTTTTAACAAAGCAAATATTTTGTATATTTAATAATATTTCTTGAAAATTGATTGCTTCTTTATTTATTGTTTTCATAATACCATAATAAATTGCATTAGAATGTAAATCATCTTTTTCAACATCTTCTTTTATTATATTTATTTCTATTTTTTTTTCAACAATCGGTTCTCCAATTAGACTGGTATATTTTAGTTTTTCATGAATAATATATTTATCAGGAAAATCCCATTCTACTTCTCCATGATCCCAATCATCATCTCTATAATTTAATTTATTTACATGATCATATTTTCTTTGAAAAAAGCAAACCACGTTTTTGAAAAACAAGATAAATAATAATGAAAACGTTTTCATTATTATATGACAATTTTAATTTTTATTATTATTTAATAATTCAATAATAAGATTCAATTTTTTATCAATTTGATTCATTTTTTCTTTAAGAGAAAAATCATCCAATGGTAATTCATCTTTCCAAGAAATATGTTTTTCTTCTAAATTCATGTTAGATTTCTCTATTTTAAGTTTTATAGGAGGAGGTTCCATTTTTTTATGAATGGATTCAATATCCAATGTTCTTTCGGCAATCGTTTTTGCAATCAATTGTTCCATTTCACTAATTGGTTTATCTATATCTTCATTGAATTTTAATGGAGGAGGAATGATAACTTGATTAAAAGAAGAGAATTCTTTTTGTTTTTGATTTAATTCTTCATTAAATTTTTCTCTTTTTTTATTTTGTATTTCTTCAAATGTATATTCAATAGGAAATGTATTTTCATTATGAAATGATTCATTAAGACGATTATTGTTTATAGGATTTTTAATCATCTTTTTAAAATAAGTAATGTATGCTTTATTTACATTTGTTAATTGTTCTTTTGATAAAAAAGAATGAATATTCTTATTTTTATAATATTCATTCATGGATGTATTTATTTGTTCTCTACTTATTTGACACGTTTGTGAAATAACTTTCCAAATTAATGTAATATTATCAGTTGATATAAAATTCATTATTAATAATTAATTATTATTATTTAAATTAATGTTATATTTAAATAATATGAAGACATTAGTATTTATTTATTACATGTTTTTTTCACGATTATGTAATTCTGTTAGAAGCAATTCAAGAAATTATTTTACAATGTATAAACCTAAATCATTGAATCAAGAAAATTATGTCAAAGCAATAGTAAATGATGATGTAAAAATAGTTGCAGGAATAGGTCCTGCTGGTTGTGGAAAAACCTTATTTGCCTGTTTATATGCAATGAATTATTTAAAAAACGATAAAGTAGAGAAAATAATAATAACGAGACCAGTTGTTTCAGTGGATGAAGAAATAGGATTTCTTCCTGGAAATATCAACAAAAAAATGGATCCTTTTACGAAACCCATGTTTGATATCTTTACGGAATTTTATAAAAAGCAAGAAATAGATAATATGATTCAAAATAATATTATTGAAATATCTCCATTGGGATTGATGAGAGGAAGAACATTTAAGAATTCAATTATTATTGCAGATGAGATGCAAAATAGTCTTCCTTCACAAATGTATATGCTAACAACAAGAATTGGTGAAAATAGTAAAATGATTATTACAGGTGATTTGTTACAGAGTGATTTAAAAGTAAAGAATGGATTGCATGATTTTATTGAAAAGTATAATGATTTTTCTTCAATAAAATCGGTAAATGATATTCATATTGTAAATTTTGATAATAAGGATGTAGAGAGAAGTCAAATTGTAAAAACGATTTTAGAAATGTATAGTTAGTTATGTATTTACAAATAGTAAAAAATATAACTCTGGACTTCAAATACAAATTGGATAATTAATTATACTTTAGTTTAACATGGTACTTAGTTTAACATTATACAATATTATATAATGTTAAAATATGAATAAAAATATGTTTGATAAACAGATTCATGTAGAAAGAGATCCATTAAGATATAATGTTCAAAGTAGTCATCCAATAGTAGAGAAAAAGGTAACGCCATATTATTATTCAAATCCAAGTCAAGCATTTGATGGCGTGATTAATCCATTAGAAAGAAGAATTACTACTCAAATATTATCATTAGATACTGAATTTAGAGAAAATTATGAAATGACAAATCCAAATAAAGCATCATTTATATTAAAAAATCCGTTATATAATGTGATAAGTATGAGATTAATTTCATTAGAATTGCCTAGAATGTGGTATTCCATATCTGAATTAATAGGGAACAATACAATGAAGATTGAGTTATATAATGTTACAGGTTTATCAAATAGTATTCAAACAATTACTATTCCAAATGGTAATTATTCAAATACTAATTTAATTACTACGATAAATAATATTTTTATAAATATTGCAAATGGATTAGAATATTTAGTTTTTAATATAGATCCAATAACAAGTAAATCGTATTTTTATATAAATAATACAAGTTCTGCACCATCAAATTTTTATTATGTATTAGACTTTACACCAGTATTGGCAGTTCAATGTCAAAACAATAATTATTCAACACTAGGAACTTATTTAGGATTTAATAAATTAAAATATACAGTAACACAAGCAAATACATATACAGACATAACTCAAACACCTTTAGTTACATATAAAGGATATATAGCGAGTACTTCATCTGCAGGAGTTAATATAGACAATTATATATTTGTATATATAGACGATTTTAATAAAAATCATAATTCAAATGGAATTGTATCACAAACGTCCGAGTCGTTAAATTCGGATAGTATAATAGGAAGAATTGCCTTGCCAACTTTTGCCGATACATTAATTATAAATAATAATTCAGACGCTGTTTTTAAAAAGAGAGATTATTATGGACAAGTAAGAATAAGACAATTAGAAATTTCATTATTAAATAAATATGGACAACCATTGGATTTATTAAATAATAATTATTCATTAGCGTTAGAATTTGAAACCTTATATAGTCCTTAAAATAAGTTCATATACTTCAGGTTTGGTAAGTTTATTATAATCTTCTTCTTTCATTTTTAATTGCACACAAATATCTAATAAATCTTTTACTTTATAATAACTAATACATCGTAACGGTTTATCAATATTTTCCCAATTAAAATATTCGGTTGATTGATATTTCTCTATATCTTGTTTGGTTGGTTCTATTTCGTATGCATATTTAAATCGTCCATGAGGATTTTCTATTGGTGGGTCGTATTGATGAACAACATGAATAGGGTCTTCTGGATTTCCAGAATGAATTTGAAAACATCTTTTTCTATAAATGAATAAAATATTTAATTTATAACAAATACATAATGCAAAAAATGTTTTGTAATTTATTTTGGAAGAATTTCCCAAATCAGTCTCTATTTCTTCTTTAATTTTAGTAAATTTGTGTTCTTTAAGAAGTTGTTTAGATTCTTTTTTTCTTAGAAAATCAATATATTTATATTTTTCAGTTTGTTCTGTTTCAAATTCATTTGTTCCAATAAGTTCGTATTCTGTAAATCCATTTATGATAATATAAAAAATCCAAAACAATGAATCATTTTTTCTAGGAACAAATCTTTTTTTTAAAGTGGGTGATTTTATTTTATTTAACTTCATGTTGGAAAAATGATTTTTGGTTTCGCTTAAAATTTCTTGTAATGAAATTGATTTTGGATATATACTTTTTTCTTTGGAAACAATAACGCCTGTTGGCGTTATTGTTTTACACGTTTCTTGTAAAATAAATTCATGTATAAATTTATTTGTAAACATGAAATTATTTAAATTATAACAAGTCATACTTATTAATTATAAAGTAAATTTATATCTTTAACTTCTTTATCACTAAAGAAATTACGCAAGTTATCCTTTTGTGTTTCAAAGTGTTTTAAATTATGTTCTTGTGTATTGACATAATTGATATAATTTTTTAATTCTATAATTAATTCATAAGATAAATCAGTTAAATTAATATGAACCCCATAATTATTTTCATTCAAAGTAATGTTGGGATTTTTATGTAATATTCTTAAAATCTCAACTTGATTAATTTTTGCCATTTTTTCAATATTATCTCTAATTGCAGTTAATTCCAACATGTTAATTTCATTTTTGATTTCTTTCTCAATAGAATCCATATTTATTATTTACAAAAATGTTTAAGTATTATATTGATAAAAATATAATATTTTAATATTTTATACAAGATTTAGTATTTATAATATATTATATAGTATGGAATACACAAAAAATAAAATACCAAAAAATATTCAAGAATTTATAGATAAATTAAAAGAATATATAGATACAAAAATTTATTATTATGGCAGCATACAAAGGTATGATTATTTTATAAGTAAAAGTGATATTGATTTTTGTATTTTTACAGATAATGTTGATTCAATGATTCATAAAACGAGTAATTATCTTCATATAAACAAGAAAAAATTTCATAAAGTTATATGGACTAGTAGAGAAAAACTAATTGAAGGTTATAAAGTAAATTATAATTATAATCATGATTTTAGATTAGAAATTACAATTTATGATGAAAAATATAAAAAGTATGTATTGGAAGAACAAAATGCTACATTAACAATGCCATTTTATATGGTGATTTTATTAATATTGTTAAAAATATTATATTATAGTTTACAAATTATTCCAACATCATATTATGTTTATTATAAACGTTTTATATTTGAATATATGAAAGGTTGGAATACGAATTTTACCTATATAAAAGGAACAACAATCTAAGGTCATATATTTTTATATTTTTATACAAAAATATAAAGATTACATTATATAACTAGTGAATGAGTTTGTTACAAGAATATTTATCTTTAACGAAACAATATAAAGAACAATATGGAGAAAATACGATTGTATTGATGCAAGTTGGGGCTTTTTTTGAAGTGTATGCAATTTCTAATAAAGAAGATAATTCAATAACAGGTTCTTCTATTATTGACTTTAGTAAGATTTGTGATTTAAATATTGCAGACAAAAAAATGTGTGTAGATGATAGTAATGTTATTATGGCAGGGTTTTCACATTACATGATAGATAAATATTTAAAAAAATTAAAAGAAGCAGGATTTACTGCAGTTATATATACACAAGATGAAAATAATAAAACGAATCGTAGTTTAGCAGGAATATATAGTCCTGGAACATTTTTTTCAACCGAATCGTCTAATATTAATAATAACACAACATGTATTTGGATAGAAGTAATAGATAATTCTATTTATAAAAAAATAAATAAAAAAATGATATTTGTTGGAATTTCCAATATTGATATTATTACTGGAAAAACAAATATATTTGAATTCAAAGAAGTTTATTTAAATAGTCCAACCACATTTGATGATTTAGAACGATTTATTTCTATATTTACACCTTCTGAAGTAATTATTATTGGACGAAATATTTCAAATAATGAAATAGATGATATTATACAATACACAGGAATAGATTGTTTGTCTATTCATAAAATAAATATTACAGATAAAAATGAATCAAAAAATTATATTCAAGCAATAAATTGTGAAAAACAAATTTATCAAACAGAAATATTAAATAAATTTTATTCAAATAAAAATATTATTTTGGAAAATTTTTATGAGAAAAATTATGCCACCCAAAGTTTTTGTTATTTATTGGATTTTATTTATCAACATAATCCTTATTTGGTAAATAAATTGGCAGAACCTATTTTTGAAAATTGTAGTGATAAATTGGTATTGGCAAATCATTCTTTAAAGCAATTGAATATTATTCAAGATAAATATAATGGTAAATTCTCTTCAGTAGAGAAACTAACAAATCAATGTGTTACTTCAATGGGAAAACGTTTTTTCTCTACTTTATTAGTGAATCCAACAATGAATGTAGAGTATTTGGAAAAAGAATATGAGATAACAGAATATTTAATGACTAATGATGGTGAAATAGAGTTTTTGCGTAATAAAATGATATCAATAAAAGACATTTCAAAAATCAAACGTCAAATTATCATGAAAAGAGTCACTCCAAAAACATTATTTTATTTATACAATAATTTATCAAATATAAAAGAAATATGTATTTCAAGAGATGCAGTTATCACTGAATATATAAGAAAACACAATATAACAAATATTGAAGATTATTGTTATGAAATAATGGAATTTATTGAAAACACAATAGATGTATCCTTATGTGAAACCATTGATTGTTTTTCTCAATTTGAAACAAATTTTATAAAAAAAAATGTGGATGTTCATTTAGATGAGCAATATCAATGTTTATTGGAATCTACTGATAAATTAGAAGCAATTAGATTATTTTTAAATAATAAAATCTCAAATGTAGAGAAGAAGGAAAAGGGCAATGAATATGTAAAGAAACATGAAACAGAAAAATTATCCATTAGTTTAGTTGCAACAAAAAGAAGATGTGTTTTATTAAAAAATGAATTGTCTTCTTTAAAAGAGAAAAAAATAAAATTGTCATATATCTCTACTTTTTCTGGAAAAGAAGAAATATTTATATTTGAAAATGACAATTCTCTTTTATTTGAACCACAAACAACAACATATGAATTTATACGTCATCGTCAAATAACTGAATTGTGTAAAAATATCACCACAATAAAAAATCAATTAAAAGAGTTGATTACAAATATTTATATCAAATGTGTTGTTGATAAATTGACAGAATATTTTTCAGACAAAGTAGAGAAAATTATAGAATATATAACATATATAGATACGATTTATACAAAAGCATATATTTCAATAAAATATCATTATTGTAAACCAATCATTGATTCTTCTGTAGATAAATCATTTTTCATTGCAAAAGGGATGAGACATCCTTTAATAGAACATTTACAAACAAATGAAATATATATAACAAATGATTTAGATTTGGGAAATGAAGAATCGGTAGATGGAATATTATTATATGGAACGAATGCAGTTGGAAAAACTAGTTTAATAAGAGCAATTGGAATTAATATTATTATGGCACAAGCAGGATTATTTGTTCCGTGTAGTCATTTTACATACAAACCATATCAATATATATTTACGAGGATATTAGGAAATGATAATATATTTAAAGGTCTCTCTACATTTGCCGTAGAAATGTCTGAATTGAGAACTATTTTAAAAATATGTAACAAAGATAGTTTAATATTAGGAGATGAATTGTGTTCAGGTACAGAAAGTATTTCGGCAAAGAGTATATTTGTTGCAGGAGTTCAAACATTAATTTCAAAAAAGAGTAGTTTTATATTTGCAACACATTTACATGAAATAATAGATTATGAAGAAATAAATAAATGTGATAGATTATGTTTAAAACACATGGCAGTATCTTATGATCGTGGAAATGATAAATTAATATATGATCGTAAAATAAAAGATGGACCAGGAAATAACATGTATGGATTAGAAGTATGTAGGTCATTATCATTACCTGAAGAATTTCTTACATTGGCAGATAATATTAGATTAAAATATAATCCAATAAGTAGTTCTCTACTTTCATTAAAAAAGACAAAATATAATAGTAAAAAAATAAAAAGTTTATGTGAAAATTGTGGAAAAAAAATGAGTACAGAAATTCATCATTTAATACCACAAAAAAGTGCAGATAAAAAAGGAATGATTTATAACGAGGATGGAAGTTTTTTTCATAAAAATCATTTGGCAAATTTAATGGCAGTTTGTGAAGAATGTCATTTAAGTTTTCATAAATAGGATATTATGGAATGGATATTATGGATTGGATATTATGGAATGGATATTATGGATTGGATATTATAAAATTGATTTAAAAATTAAAGAAATAATATTTGTTAAATAAAAGATGATTATTCCAATCAAATGTTTTACGTGTGGATTTGTGATTGCCGACAAGTATCGTTATTTTACAACTGAAGTACGTAAGAGAAAATATTCAGATGGAAAAACAACCAATCAAGTCTTATATTTAACACAAGAATTTACTGAAAAAACGATTGAAGGACATGTATTAGATGAGATGAATATTAATCGTATGTGTTGTAGAAGACATTTCTTGACGCATGTGGATATAGAATAAATAAAATATAATTATAATATATATGGGTAAGAGTAAAGTGCATACACATAAAAAACGAAAAAATCTAAAGGGTGGAATGCAATCGTTTGTTGGTGCACCATTAAATTATGGAAATTTTGAAACATATCCAGGTGTAACAAATCACGGTGGAAATCATTATGCATATAATAATTATCCAACAGACCCATACACTGGGGATATAACTAGTGAGAGAGATTGGTCTATTTATCCAAATAAATATACAGGAGGATATGTTTATAAAAATTCTGTAAATAAAAGAAACAAGACTTATCTCATAAGAAATTCACAATTAAGAACAATTCAAAATCGTAAAAAACGTCGTAGTCGTACACGTAGTAGGACTCGTACACATACTCGTAGTCGTAGTCGTAATAGAAGTAGACAACACGGTGGTATTGGTCCTTTATTAAGCGATGCAGTAATGGGTACACAGGTGGTAAGTAATAACATAAGTAATGTATATAATACTTTAGCAGGATACCCTCAATCAGTATCTCCATTGCCTTATAAAGACCAATTATTATCAGCTAAATAAATATTTAGGAAATATACGATTCATGAATTATTATTTATTTTTCTTATACTATTTATATGGCTCCAAGTTTTTTAAGTAGTTTGTGTCCTCCTGCAATGTTTTATCTCATTATTTCTTTTATTGCGTTATTAATGGTTATATTCCAAAACGTAGGTAATCAAAATTTATTATCTATTGGAAACTATAACTCACGAGTTCCAAATACTTTTTTAATCATAATATTTAAGGCGTTGTGTATATTATTTTGGACATGGATTCTTAATATTATATGTAAAGCAGGTCATAGAGGTGTTTCGTGGTTTTTAGTGTTATTTCCTTTTATTCTTACTTTTTTTATAATGTGGGTAGTCGTTGCAACACGTTAAATTATTATAAATATAAATATTTATGAAATGGTATTTCATTGGTAAAATTATATATTAAATAAGAATTATTAATATATAATTAGTAATGATAGAATCTAAAAAAAAAGAAAGTTCTTCAAGAGAAAAATCTTCAAGAGAAAAATCTTTAAATGAAAGGTCTTTGACAAATGAAAGGTCGTTGACAAATGAAAAGGATCATTTAGTAAATGATTTTTCTTGGAAAATTATTGATAAATACTTTACAGAGAATCCAAATAATTTAGTAAAACACCATCTTGATTCTTTTAATGATTTTATTGAAAATGGAATGTTTCATATTTTCAAAGAAAACAATCCATTAAAATTTGTAAATGAAAATTACAAAATAAATATTTATTTAGGAGGAAAAGATGGAAATTTAATTTATATTGGAAAACCAATTATTTATGATGAAACAAGTGATCGTTCTAAACATTACATGTATCCTAATGATGCACGATTAAGAAATATGACGTATGCCGTTTCTATTCATTATGATATTTTTATTGAATATTTCATTAATGATGAAATAATAAAAACAGACACAAAAGAACAAATTTATCTAGGAAGATTTCCAATCATGTTACAATCAAAATTATGTATATTAAATGGATTACCTCCAACAGTTCGTTATAATATGGGAGAATGTAAAAATGATTATGGAGGTTATTTTATTATAGATGGAAAAGAAAAATCAATCATACCTCAAGAAAAATTTGCCGATAATATGATTTATATTAAGAAAAATAAAAAAGATGATGAATATAGTCATTCTGCCGATATACGTTCTGTAAGTGAAGATTCATCTAAACCAATTAGAACTTTCTCTATTCGTATTGTTGCTCCTTCATCAAAATTATCAAATAATCAAATTGTTGTATTTATTCCAAATGTTAAAAAACCAGTTCCTTTATTTATTTTAATGAGAGCATTAGGTGTATTATCAGATAAAGATATTATTCAACATTGTTTGCTTGATATGGAGAAAAATAGTGCATATATAGATTTATTTATTCCATCTGTACACGATGCAGGAAAGATATTTACACAAAATGCAGCATTAGAATATATTTCTGTTTTAACTAAAAGAAAAACAACAAATGGTGTATTGTATATTTTAATGGACATGTTATTGACACATTTAGGAGAGAATAATTTTATTGATAAAGCATATTTTATTGGATACATGGTTTTCAAATTATTAAAAGTATTTATTGGCGTGAATAAAGCAACAGATAGAGATAATTATAAATTCAAAAGAATAGAATTGACAGGAGAATTATTAAATGAATTATTTAGAGAATATTATCTCATTCAAAATCGTGCAATTGTATTAAAAATAGAAAACGAATTTCATTATCATAAAGGAGAATATAGAGATGAAAATATAATTCAGTTGATTGACAAAAATTATTACACTTTTTTTAAAGAAAGAATTGTAGAGACAGGATTTAAAAAAGCATTTAAAGGAAATTGGGGAGCACAAACACACACAAAAAGAGTTGGTATTTCACAAGATTTAAATCGTTTATCTTATTTCACATTTATTTCACAATTAAGAAAAATAGTATTACCATTGGATGCAACCTCTAAAGTAGTAGGACCACGATTATTAAATTCATCACAATGGGGTTATTTAGATCCAATAGATACACCTGATGGTGCAAATATTGGAATACATAATCATTTATCAATTACTTCATTTATTACAAGTAAAATACCCAATAAAAAATTAATAGAATGGATATTTGTGAATTATAAATCTATTTTTTCTCTACAAGAATGTAATTTTGATTTATTATCAAATGGAACAAAAATATTTGTAAATGGGAAATGGATTGGAGTGATTAATGATTCACCTATTTTATTTATACAGAAATTTAAATTATATAGAAGAAATGGAATTCTTCCTATTTATATTAGCATCTCATTTGATTATGAAAATAATGAAATTGCAATATTTAGTGATGCAGGAAGATTAATGCGTCCTATTTATTATATTGAAAATGGAAATCCAAGTTATAAAAGAGAATTGGATTTGGATACCATTTCTTGGAATCAAATTATTAGTGGATTTCTTCCAAAAAGTGATAAATACAACTTTTTTAAAATTTATGAATTAAATGAATTATATCCAGATGCAACTGAAGAAATATTAATTGAAAATAAAAGTATTGTTGATTATATTGATACATCTGAAGAAGAATGTTTATTGATTGCAAATAATGTTAATGAATTATCAAAATCAAAGACAAGTGGAGATATTTCAACCACAAAATATTATACCAATTTGGAAATATTACCTTCTTTACTTTTAGGTGTAATGGGAAATATGATTATTTTTCCTTCTAATAATCCAGTGACACGTAATTCTTTTTCTTGTGGACAAAGTAAACAAGCAATTTCTCTATTTAACACAAATTATCAAGTAAGAATGGATAAAATGAGTGTTGTATTAAATAATGGTCAAATCCCTTTGGTGAAATCAAAATATTTAAAATATGTAAATAATGAAGAACAACCTTATGGAGTAAATACAATTGTTGCCATCATGTCTTTTACAGGTTATAATGTAGAAGATGCCATTTTAATTAATGAAGGTTCTGTGAAAAGAGGATTGTTCTCTACAACTTATTATACTACTTATGAAGCAAAAGAAGAAAGTTCAAAAGTTGGATTATCTGAAAATACATCTGTATTTGCCGATGTTATGAATTCAAATTCTGTCATCAAAGGTATCAAACCTGAATACGATTATAATTATATAGATAATTCAGGATTGGTTAAAGAAAATACAGAATTAAATGAAAGAATTGTTGTTATTGGTAGATATACATTTAACTCAGAAAATCCAGATGTAAAGTATGATTCTTCTATTTATACCAAAAAAGAACAATTGGGAATTGTTGATAAAAGTATCATTACAGAAGGCGAAGAAGGATTTCGTATTGCAAAAGTGAGAATTCGTGAAGAAAGAACTCCTGCCATTGGCGATAAAATGGCAAGTCGTGCAGGACAAAAAGGAACCATTGGTTTAATTATACCAGAACAAGATATGCCTTTTACTAAAGATGGTGTTCGTCCTGATATTATTATTAATCCACATGCTTTACCAAGTAGAATGACAATTGGTCAATTAGTAGAGACATTATTAGGTAAGGTCTGTTTAAATTATGGTTATTTTGGTGATTGTACTGCTTTTGAAACAAAAGGACCACATACAGAAATATATGGCAATTTATTAGTTAAAGCAGGATTTCATTCTTCAGGAAATGAAATTTTATATAATGGATATACTGGAGAACAATTATATTCTAGTATTTATATTGGTCCTACTTACTATATGAGATTAAAACACATGGTAAAAGATAAAATAAATTATAGAGCAAGAGGTCCTAATAATAATTTAACTAGACAACCTGTTCAAGGAAGAGCAAATGATGGAGGATTGAGAATTGGAGAAATGGAACGTGACGGATTATTGGCACATGGCACGACTGCTTTTTTAAATGAATCTTTCATGATTCGTGGTGATGAATATTATATGGCAGTTTGTAATAAAACAGGTTGTATTGCCATATATAATAAAAGTTTGAATTTATTTTTGAGTCCATTTGCAGATGGACCTATTACATTTTCAAAATCAAAAATAACAGACAAACAAGATAATGTATTGAATATAGATAATATAAGTAGATTTGGTAGGTCATTTAGTATCGTAAGAATTCCATATTCATTTAAATTATTGATTCAAGAATTAGAAGTAATGAATATTCAAATGAAAATTATTACTGAAGATAACATTGACCAATTATTGAGTATGAGTTACTCTAATAATATACAATTATTGCTTCAAAATGACAATGAAGATATTAAAACATTAGTAAATAGTTACAAATATAAATTAACAAACATGATTCAAAATCCCAATAATAAACCATCTAAATTTATTAGTAAATCATTAAATGATATGATTACACACGATATGAAACAACAATTAATTACTAGTTATGAAAATGCAATATCTATTGGAACAAGATGTTTAGAATATATTAAAAAAAATCCAGGAAACTCAAATCCTTTTATAGATGATACATTTGTTCATCATAATTTTAATCCCCAAATAGAAACAAGTAGAGAAACATTTATAATGAATGTCTCTTCTCTTGAAAATACAATGAAATATATATTTGAAATATTACATCATACATGTTATTTTCTTTGTGTTTATGGAGGAGATAAAAAACATTGTTTATATAAATTGGTAAGTGGTACAACTTCACCTATTATTTCAAAAGAATTTAATAAAACATTTTCACAAAAAGTAGAAAATAATAAATTTGTAAGAAATCCAGAAATACATTTATCTGATAAACAAATATCAAGTATAAATTATTTGTTACAAAATCAATACAGAGTTATGAATTGTATATTAAAACCATTTAATAAAAAAGAAGAAGATTTTTCTCAAGAATATGACACATTTTTTAGAAATCCAAATATGAATCTACCTAGCGGTATATATATATTAAATTTAAATGATAGTTTTATTATAGAGAAACATAATTTGTTTGCATGGAATATATTTGAAAAACCAACTCCTCTTTCTCGTTTTGGTATTTCTTCAAAATTTATTCCTACCTTTAGTTTATCTGGTCAAGAAAATTATTTAGATATTCCTATTCCCAATTACGATGATATTAAATTACATTTATTAGAAAAAACAATGAAAATGGTTGATTGGGACGTAAAACGAATGGCGGCAGTATTTAGAGGCGGACCCACTGGTTGTGGTTATACAACGAAAACAAACCAACGATTAATGTTGATAAATTTAGTTCAAAATCCACCTGAAAATTTTAATAGAGAAATATTAGATTTATTAAATGTTGGTATTGTAAATAATAACGGAAAACGAGGTGAATCTATAAACACTAATTCAATAAAAAATGACCCCAAATATAGAATCGGTGTAATGAATACAAATCTTGTTTCTGAAGAAAAAATAACAATGGAAGAACAAAGTTATTATAAATATATTATTCATGTAGATGGAAATGTAAATGCATATCGTTTATTAACTACATTTATGACTGGTTCATTAATATTGCGTGTAAAAAGTAAATTCACTTCTTGGTTTGACCATTTAATTCAACCATTTGATTATTTAAAAAGAGTAAAGGAAGATGAACCCATTCAAGGTCATTTTATTTGGATAAATGAAGATTTATCTAATATAGAACAAGTTATAAGATGGTGTTTAAATAATGATAAAATTTGTAAACAAATTGCTCTCAATTCTCTACATTTTTATCAAAAAGCATCAAAAAAAGAGTTTATTATAAAATATACAGAAATGGCCTTTTGGACTACTGTAGAGAATAAATTAATTCCTTTCAACAAAACTTCATCTTCTAATGGTGTATATCCTTCTTTTCAATCATCAACCGAAGAAGAATATCAATATCCTCTACAAAATATACATTTTACATATCCACAAGATGATGATTATTTTCCTCGTACACCAGAAGGACCACCTCCTCCTGATGATGATTATTCACCTCATACACCCAACTATCCACCTCCTGATGATGATTATTCACCCCATACACCAGAAGGTCCACCACCAAATAATTATTCTCCTCATACACCTGAAGGACCACCACCCAGAAATAATTATTCTCCTCATACACCAGAAGGACCACCACCCAGAAATAATTATTCTCCTCATACACCTGAAGGACCACCACCCAGAAATAATTATTCTCCTCATACACCAAGTTATTCCCCTCCTTCGTTAGGACAATTACCTGCAAGATTAATTGTTCCACAAACACCATCTATACAACAACAATTATCAAATATAACGGAAAAAATAAATGAAATTGAAAATGTTGTAAAAGATAAAAAAGAAAAAAGAGAGTTGGAAGAAGGTGAAATAGATGAGGATGAAGATGAAATGATGGGTGGGGCAAATCCAATAAATAATATTTTACAAGTAGAGAACAAAATAGAAAATGAAAATCTTATAAAAAAAGAAAATATAAACTCAGGAATTAAACAAATAAAATTATAATATATAAAATTGAAGTAATATTGAATTAAAATAAATATATTATAATAATTCAAATGTCGTCTTCACAAGTTTCAAGTAGTTATATTTCTTCAGTTTATCGGTCAAGAAAAATATTGTTACAATTGATGAAAATGCAAGGATATAATGTTGAAGATTATGAAAATTTTAGTATTAATGAAGTAAGTATCATGTCGGCAAATAAACAATTGGACATGTTTTTAGAAAAAAAAATAAGTGATGAATTTACAACCAGTTCAAATAAAATATATATTTGTTATAATTATTATTCTCAATTTAACACAAAAAATATAAATGACACAATAAAAGATTTATATGATGGAGATGAACCTAAATTAGGAAGTGATGATACTTTATTATTTATTACAAAAGAAGACCCAAATGAAACAATTGTAAATAATTTAATTCATATATGGGAATTAACCCATAAATTTATAACTGTAATTAGCATTAAACGACTACAATTTAATATTTTGGAACATTCGTTAGTTCCACCACATCGTGTATTGTCAAAAGAAGAAACTGCCAAAATAATGAAAAAATATAATATTGATGAATTATCTCAGTTTCCTGAAATATCTAGATTTGATCCAGTTGCATCTGTGATTGGAATAAAACCAAATGAAATATGTGAAATAAAGAGACCTAGTAAAACGAGTATAAATGCAAATTATTATAGAATATGTGTATAATATATATGGTAAATGAAAGAGAATTATCACATGTAAATTTTATTAATAATGGGTTTGCCGTATCAGATAGTATTTTTTCTAGTTTAGGTACTCATAGTGGTGATACGAATCTTGTGAATAAAACACAAACGTTGAATAAGATAAATGTCAATAAAATGTATGAAAAAATAGATTCAACAAATAAAAAATTTTTTAGTAGTTTAAAAGAATATGTAGATTCATATGTAAACTATTTATTAAATCCAACATCAAATACATATTGGAATACTTATCAAATGCACGATTCTATTGTAAAAAATAATAAAAATGAATTAACACAAATATCATATAGTATTCAAGGTGAAACTGCAAATATGTCGTCCCAAACAGCAAGTAAAAAGAGCATGATTTCCAATGAACAAACATATCATAATACACTATTGGGAAAAGAAGATGATATTAATAAATCAGACAATAGTTCATCTCAATTAATAGATGAAAGTGTTGAAATGTATAAATCACAATATATAGATAATTGTATATTAATATTTGGTATTATAATATTATTAATTATGACATACAAATTATATAAATAATTAAACATTATTTAATAATGTTTAATTTGCATAAAAGAAGAATACAAATAAATAATAAACTTTTACATCAACCGTCATTTAAATTGTCTCAAAATGTTAAATACATGAAAAGTTCTATTCAGGTTTCTCTAGAACCCAAAAAAATTACAAAAAAAAAATATAATTTAAAAATAATTACTAATAAAATAGAAAAATTAGAAATGATTTATTTTTTTTATATGATTTTAGGAATCACAGTTGGGTCATTTATATATTATGTTAAATTATAATATGACAGACCAATCTTCAGATTTAATGAAAATAGAATTATTAGACAAGGAATTTACACTATTATTAGAACAATACCAACAAGTATCCAAAGACCTTTTTTCTTTATCTAATTCACAATCCAATAAATATGCCATGTTACAAGGTAGAGAAATTGTAGGAGGTAGTGTAATTTCATATGAAGCTACCCCTACAGTAGATAGTTGTCAGGCATTGTGTAGTAGTAATCCATCATGTTCTGGAGCAAATTATGAATCAAAAACAAACAATTGTATCATTACATCAGGAAATGTAAATTTGAGTGCAACACGCAACAAAGACAATTATGGAATTCTTACACAAAAGAATCATTTGTTGATGCAATTAAAAAGTATTAATGAAAATCTTTATAGTGTTTTAAATAGATCTGCACTTTTAGTAAAAAATATGACTCCAAATTCTGATATACAAACAAAACAAGTATCTATAGAAACAGAAAAATTATTATTAAAGAGTAATTTATTACAACAAAATAAAATGGAAACACAACGAATGATTGATGATAATAATAATTTAAAAAACGTATTAAATACATCTACGATTATGGTAGACCAATCCAATTTATCTTATTTTTTCTGGACAATGGGTGTAATTATAATGATAATAGTAGCAATTAAAGTAATTTCAATGGACTAGTGAAATAATTTGTAAATATATTTTGATTATATGTTATTTTTATTTATTGTAACATATAATCTCAACATATAATAATTATGTTTAGTTTTTCAAATATAGGAAATTTATATAATGAAAATTACAACGAAGATGTAATAAAAAAACAAAGCAAAGATTTTTTAAAAATTCAAGAAAAATATCATCAACCCACCGTTTTACAAGAAGGATTTGTTACAAATGAAACAAGAGGTCAATCTTCTTTTAATGATCCAACACCAAAACTAATGAGTAATTTTATATATTCTAACCCAAATGACCATACAGTAAGAACTGTAATTGATAAATCAAATAGAGAAACTAAAAATACAAGTAATTTGGTAAAACAAGCTTCATATGTAAATGACCCTTCTGTAACAGAAGTAAGTAACGAGTTTAT